AAACCCAACGTAGTGCGGCCCAGATATCTTCTAGTACCTGGTCACGGTTTAAGACACGTCTTCGCAACGTTCTAATAGCCTCAAAAATGGCACGAAGAATCATATCTTCAGACCAGGGGTTACTCGACCACGGTTTGCGCTGAGTTAGCCCAGGAATTGCTCTAGCTGGGTAACCGTAACATCTGTCTTCAAACCAGACCCTCAAGAATTCAGTCTTGTGGTACTGAAGACTGAATTTACCCTGTCCCGCTCTTGCTCCTATGGCATCATAAGCAATATTCATCGCTGCTCCGCTTGCCCAATTCTCAGTAAATATAGCACTGTCATCTCCTCTAATGAATCGTTCAATAGACCCAGTTGAAATGCCCCAGCTCGAAAGCATCTTCATAGCTAACCCAGTCATAACCGAATTCCAAGCGTTGCCTACGGTACTAGTCCATCTCAACCCGGACATTAAACCACCAGTAACGCGAAAAACCTTATCCAAACCGTCTAACTTGACAGCTAAGGTTGCAGTATTGAAACCAGTCACGATAGAATGCACAATATCGTCATACACCTTCCATTCGGTCTCAGGTACATTCAGCTTTGCATGACTACATAGCCGTTTGACAATACCAAGTATTTCCAAAGTGGTAGGTTGATGATCAAACCCTGCATAATCGTAGGGTAGCCCATACATTTTAGAACACAACTCTAACATCTTGTACAATCGCTTTGTCTGTTGTTCGAAGTCTTCCTCACTTGTATTGCCGGGCCAGTCATAATATGCGCCACCTAACAACTCAGTTATCCACGTCATTTTCAGATAGTTATATATATCACCAGCAACAGCCAGTCTCAGTTTACCTAGTTCACTTTTAATAATAACAAAATTCTCCTGTTTGTCATAAGATAATGCATCTTTTGATAGAGTAGCAAGATCCACAACATCAGCAACCATGTTTTTTCTAGCTTTTATTTTGATAACTTTACCCTGCTCATCTTTCACCTCGAGTCGTCCCACACTGCTGGCACCCCCTGTCAGCCAAGTAGCCTTCTGAACCCAGTTTTCAAAACTTACATATTCTACACGTTTGTAAGACATGGGCAGAAATTCCGTACATAATTGATCCCATTGGTGACCATAATACTGATGTTCCTCACCACCTTCAGCCAATGCTCGGGCTTCTTTTTCGATGTCAAAACCCGGAAATGGAGGGTTTCTGTAGCCAGTCAGACCGGCACATTCAACATAATGTGTCCACTCAGTATCGTGAATACCCACAGTTTTGCCTAGATCATGTACCTTCTTGGCTACCATAATATAGTGGCTTAAGTCGCTGTCAAACGCACCGAGCCAGAGCCATCTCTCATACCAGTGTAAGCCAAATATTGCCGTTGCCGCGCATATATTGGTGATGAATATCAAATCCCAGCCTACTCTCGATCCTGTCAATATACTCAACAATTCCAATTCCC